GCAGTGAAGGCGGCACAGCGGCCGGCCTCACACGGGCCTCGGTGCACAGGCCCCCTTCTACACACCCTGCCCTGGAGGACTGATGGTGGACACCACATACAAGGGTGGCACGCTGCAACCGGGCATCGCCACGTACACCCCCGCACACGGTGACGTGGTGTGGCGTATGGATGGCACGGGTGTGCAGTTCGTGCGTGGGTATATGGAAGACGGCACAGAGGTACTGAGCGCCGTGCTCATCGTGCGCCCACAGGAGCGCCCATGAGTGGCGCCCATGTGGTGCTGGAGGAGGCAGAGGACACGGACGACGATCACGCTGACGCTCGTGCCGGCTCGCCTGGAGATCAGGGGAGAGCACGCGGACGGTGATCGCCGCGAGGCTCGCGCCGGCTTCACCGCGAAGATCGACTGACCATGATCACCCAGGGGGGTGACCCCATGATCAAGACCCTGAAGACCGTAAGAGTGCTGGTGTTCGCTGTCTGTACGGGTCTGGGGACTTGGAATTGAGCCGCGGAGCTGCGCCGGCTGGGAGGCCGTCAGACGCCCGCACAGGGCTTTCTAGGGGCATCTGAGGGCCACGGGAGGCGCTAAGTGTTACTCGCCGGCTCTTGTCTCTCTGACGATTCTTGCAGGTCAAACACCTGAAAGTGTTACACGCCGCTGCTACACTGGAGCCATGATGCGAGACGACCGAGTATGCGACTGGTGCGGGGGCGACATGCCTATTACCGCCAGGTCGCACGCGCGGACGTGCTCCACGCGCTGCCGTGTGGCGTCGCATCGCGCGGCGAAGAACAACCCGCTCCCCGTGGAGCTGACGACCCGCGACAGGTGGGTACGGCGCTCCTCCACGAAGATCCCGCTGACGATTGGCGACATGCCGGCGTCCAGCACCGACCCGCGGACGTGGAGCAGCTACACAGAGGCCGTGAAGTCGACGGCCGGCGTCGGTCTGGGCTTCGTCCTCTCCGACGTCGACGACGTGGTCTGTATCGACCTGGACCACTGCATGAACACACTCACCGGGCAACTCGCCCCGTGGGCTGCAGCCATTCTCCGCGACGCGGGAGCCACCTACGTAGAGGTTTCCCCGTCCGGCGACGGGCTGCATATCTGGGGTCGCGCTGACGTCCGACATGGACGGCGCATCCGACGCCCCGACGGTACGGCCGTGGAGATCTACGGGACCGGCCGCTACATCACTATGACGGGTCGCCGACATGGCTCTTCCCCGTCGATCCTCGCGGACCTCTCCGCGGTGGTGACCAAGCTGACGCAGTAGCTCCCGGCATGGGCGGCAACTGCTGCCCCTACCCGGGAGGTACCTTCCATGGCACGTCTTCAGGTGATGCACCTTCCGTCGACCCCCGACGACCCTGCGCCATTTATGCTCGTCATCGACGAGGTAAATCCGTTGGATGTGGACTTCACAGACCCGACGTTCACTGACGTCTTTGAGCACATGAAAGACGGGACCGGCGCGAGGTACGTCATCACCACCACGGCCACCCTGGACGTGACCTGATGGCCGGCCGCGGACCCGCCCCGAAGGACCCCTCCAAGCGCCGCCGGCGAAACGCTGCGGACCCGGAGACGGTCATCACCCCTGACGACGAGGTACGCGGACCTGAACTCCCTGAAGGAGTCCTAGGGTCCGACAAGGAGGGCAACCTCTACGAGTGGCACCCCATGACCGTCGCGTGGTGGCAGACCTGGCGCGAGTCCCCGCAGGCATCGACCTTCACGGACACCGACTGGGCTTTCCTCCTGGACACGGCACTCATGCACACGTCCATGTGGTCCAAGGGCCAGTGGACGCTAGCCGCTGAAGTGCGTCTCAGGGCCGCGAAATTCGGCGCTACGCCGGAGGACAGGGCGCGTCTGAAGCTCAAGGTCGACGACCCCACGCCAGCCCGTCAGGCGCCCGTACAGGCCCCTCAGAACGTCTCCGACATCAACTCACGACGAGCGAGGCTGACCGGCTAACCAACGAGAGGGGGCGTCGATGCCGCACGTCACGGTACGCGCCCCTGGACACGACCGATCCCGCTCTCTGGGCTGGCTTGCGGTCGCGTGGATGGAGTACTTCGTCGTCCACGGCCCTGGCGACGTCCAGGGCATGCCTGTCTCCCACGGAGACGAGTACACAGGTTTCGTTGTCGACTGCTACGCCGTTGACGAGGACCGCGGGCGGATGCTGTACGACTCCGCGTTCTTCTCCCGCCCGAAGGGCTGTGACAAGTCTGGGCTGGGCGCGCGGCTTGGCCTCTTCGAAGCCTTCGGCCCCTGCCGCTTCTCCGGCTGGGCAGAGGGTGGGGAGGTCTACCGCGATCCGTGGGGGCTCGGTTTTGAGTACGTCTACGAAGCCGGCGAGCCGATGGGCCGACCGGTCACCGTGCCGTACCTCCGGATCATGGCCACCGAAGAAGGCCAGACCGGCAACGTCTACGACACGATCTACTTCAACCTGACCGACGAGGCGTCGCGCCTGAGCCACGTCCCGAACGTCGACCCAGGTCTTACGAAGATCAACCTTCCCGACGGTGGAGAGATCACTCCGTCAACCGCCTCCAGCTCCTCGAAGGACGGCGGCAAGGAAACCTGGGTTTGCTTCGACGAGACCCACCTATACAACACCCCAGAACTACGGCGGATGTACGCCACGGTGACGCGTAACCTTCGCAAGCGGAAGAAGATCGCGCAGACGTGGTATCTCGAAACGACCACCATGTTTGCCCCGGGGCAAGACTCCGTCGCTGAGCGCACCTACGAAGAGGCCGAAGCGATCCGCGAGGGTCGTAAAAAGCGCGGGCGTGCTCGTCTCATGTACGACCACCGTTACGGCGTCGTCAAGGACTTGAAGAACGAGGTCGAACTCCGCGCAGCCCTCCGTGACGCCTACGGCGACGCGATGGAGTGGATCGACGAAGACACCCTCGTCGACGACTTCTACGACCTGCGTAACGACTCCGCAGACGGCAAGAGGTACTTCCTCAACAGCCGGACGTCCTCCTCCGATGCGTGGATGGACCCTGATGCGTGGGAGCTGTGCCGCCTCCCGGAGGAGATAGCCACGGGCGAGTTGATCACGCTCGGCTTCGACGGCTCAATCCGTGACGACGCCACGGCGTTGACGGCATGCCGCGTGTCTGACGGGCATCTCCAGCTACTTGGAGTGTGGGAGAAACCCGAAGGCCCTGAAGGTGACGGCTGGCAGGTTGACCGCGAGTCGGTTAATGCCGCTGTGGCCGACGCCTTCAGCCGCTACGAGGTTGCTGGCTTCTACTGCGACCCTCCGCACTGGCAGGACTATGTGGACGCCTGGACCCGCGACTACGCGGAAGACCTTCAGGTCAAGGCCGTGCAGTCTCGTCCGCTGGAGTGGTGGACGAACCGCCCTACCGCCATGGAGCAAGCACTCAACCGCTTCACGGAGGCTGTAGACGACCAGGGCCTGTCGTGGGCCGGCGTCGACAAGGCCGACGACGTAGACACCCCATTTGCCCGCAAGGGCCTGGCGCTCTCTCGCCACGTCCTGAACGCCAAGCGTCGCCCGATGGGCGGCAACCGGCACATCGGCATCGGCAAGGAACACCCCAAGAGCCCTAAGAAGATCGACGCCGCCATGAGCGCCACTCTCGCCTACGAGTGTCGCGCTGACGCCGTCGCTGCAGGAATCACCAAGCGAAAGAAGCGGACTGGCCGCCTCGTCGCCTTCTAAGGAGGTCCACTAGTGCCTATCGACGCCACGAAGGTGGAGTCTCCCGGATGGTGGCTTCAGCGTCTCGGCAAAAAGCTCCTGGACGAGCGTGACGACTCGCGCGACGTCGACGGAGAGGTAACTCCCGGGCTGACCTCTCTGCGCAAGGCCGCGGAGGGCAAGCCTAAGCTGCCGCACGTCCCGGGCGTTGATCCGAAGGAAATTGCCGAGTGGATGCGGGACGCCCGGACCAACTGGTTGTCGCTTGTCATCGACTCGCCAGGCGAGCGGCTGGGCGTCGACGGTTTCCGCTTCGACGACCCGGACAGCAAGTCGTCCGACGGCGCGAAGGTCTCCGACAAAGA